AGGATCATATTCTAATTTACCATTTGGATCATTGTTAATTAAAACAAATTTATCACCAAATGCTTGTTTGTAATTATCTATATTACCATTTACACCAGCCCATGTTTTAACAACAATAGAAGGTGCCAATGCACGATCACGACTAGCATTACGTTCTAATGATGTGTAAGGTGAAACCCAAATCATGACCATCATTATATCGTATCCTAATTCTTCTAATTCTGCTTTTTTCTTTAATAATGGTTTACTAGCAGCACCAGTACCATCTATGATAATATCTTTTTTAGCTCCCGATAATTCCGCGTATTTTTCTTTAGTTGCTTTTTGAGCTTGACCCATTAATTTGGCTGCTTGAGACAATTGATCTTGGTTGAAATCTGCGATTTTCATGCCTAAACCTGCTGCTTTTAACAGTTCCTCATAGGTGTCATCGACATTAATTACAGTCAAATTTTTCGGTATTAACTGCGCAGATACAAACGTTTTACCAGAACCAGCAGGGCCTGCCATGAATATAGCTTTAGGTTTGCCTTGTGCTTCTTTTAGTAAATCTAGTAACTTAATCATACGTGAATATAAATAGGTGACCTGGACAAGCCAAGCCACCTATAAATATTGTTATTTATACTGATTATGCTATCTTAACGCTAGTAGGTAACGTTTCGGTTACTGGTTTAAAGTCAGGGTTTTCTAGTGTATATATTTCATATATATTTTTAAACATTGAAAAATTCTTTTCAATATCATTTACCACTTTTAATTCCCAACCTTTACCTTGAATTTTACCACCTTTGCCTTCACCGCGTGTATTTGCTTTAACCCACAAAATACCTGTATGAGTTACTTTCTCATCATGTGTTTCGTTCCAGGCTTGAGCATAAGCAGCTAACTGCAAATCATAACTAGTATGAAGTGAATTTGATGTTTTAAGATCTAATAACCAAATGTTATCAAACATTCTAACAACTAAATCGGCTGTACCAGCATATTTGTGTTCATCTGAGAATAAATGATATTCAGTTGCTATTAATTCTGGTTTATGTGTATTCCAAAAATCAGCAAAGCGTAAAATCATTCTCCAAACATCTAAGTTATACTTAGCGTTTCCGAATTCATCAATCCAAGTAATTTCTGCTCCATTTAAAAAAGCATCTACAGCGTTGTGTACTTGAGTACCTTCACCTGCTGCTTTAGATGCAATAATATCGCTATTATGTCCTACATCTTTTAACCAAGAGTGGAAAAATTGATTTTTAGGGAAATAATTTAAAACTGACGTTACTGAAGGATAATAATTACCTTCTCGTCTGTAAAATCTACTGTCCAAAACATTAACTTGTTTGTCCCCTTCAGCGTATTCAACGATACGTTTGATTTTAGGGTCTTTAATAATGTTTACGTTTTTTTCGATCATATGTTTTGTAATTTTTTCTCAAGCAAGCTTTGAAAAGTCAAAGGTTCTGTATGCTCAAGAGTATTTAAAAATGCCTCAAACCCGATTTCGTTTGCATCTTTACCTTCTAATTCTACCATATAAACTTCCTTACCATACGACATTAATTTTTCAGCATGTTTAAGGGCATCTTTTTTAGCATCATTATCTAGTGCAATGTAAATTCTATCGACGCTTGATTTAACTAGTTTTTCCATTAGTTTGTTATGTAATACTTTACCTAATAATGGAATAACGTTTCGTTTAATAGTGATTGCATCAAACATACCTTCACAAAGTATGATTGGTGCATCCCAGTTTATGTATAATTCTAAACCTATAACTTCCTTAGATGCTACAGGTGGATTTTTGTATTTGCGATCTGATTCTTTATAAGCGCGAGCTACAAAATAATTCAATATTCCGTTTGCATCGTATGAGGGTATAATTATTCGTCCAACATACGGACCTTCTTTGCAGAAACCAATATTATATTTTAAAATATCATCTTTAGTTACGTTACGTTTTGATAAAAATCGTAATGCATGTTTAGCCTCTATTTGAGCGATCTTATCCGAGTAAATACCGTTTAATGCGATATATTCGGCGGGTAAAACGAGTGCCTCAGTAGATACAATGTCTTCCACATTTGTAGGCTGAATAAGCAGATTTAGGTCAGCAAATTTGTCTGGTGTTGCTTTTGCTTGTTTGAATAGGGTACGTATGGTTTTGCCCTTAGTATCACACACCCAACAATGCCAAAAATTTTCCTTTTTAGCTGTGGTACGTAATGATACTTCTAGTTTATTTTTGTGGTGAGCACAAAACGGACATTTAAAAGCATAGTTACCTTTGCTTGTTGGTGTGCCTTTACCTAAAACAGATTCTACTAATACTAGTAGAGCAGCATTTTCCATAACCTTAAATATAAGATTTTACTCTGCCGAAATCAAATCTTTTCTATAAAATTTACCTAGTATATTATCGTTCATGTATCTATCGTCTTCTAGAACGTTGTACTGAAATAAACATTTAGTTTCCCAATATGTTAATTCCTTTTTATTTCTACACAACATTAACACGTAACGTTTCAGTTCGTCCTTTGGTAATGACTTTACTTCAGTGTTTGAGCCGTAGTAAGTTTTCCAATCGCTTTCTTTAACTACTGTTTTTTTAGATGGTCTTTTACCTCTAGTAACAGGAATTTCAGCTAATTCTTTCTTACCTAACTTCTTTGTTTGTGTGTGTTGGAATGCTTTTTTACCAATGTAGGTACGGCCTGTTTTAGCATGAACAGTCATATAAACATACCCGTAGTATTCAGTAAAATCAAATGTAGAATCGTTGATCATATCCTCTACCTCAGTAGCAGGACCTAAAATTTGAAACATAACTATTATTTATTTTTTAAGTATCGTATTTAACTACAAATGTCATGTCAGTATAAGGTGACATTAAAATTGGTTTACCAAATTTAGCTACAGCTAATAATTCATTATTATTATTATATAAACCGATTGCTGTAGCATAAGGAGTAAAGTATGAGCCTGAAGGTAAAGCAGAGCCAGTAGCAAAATCTTTTAATGATCCACTTTGATAGTTGTTTACTAAAGTAGGATTGTATGATGCATTAAATTCAGTATTTTGAATAACACAACGCACTTCGTTTTCATAAACAGTATGATTGTTTTTGAAAGAAAGAGAAAATGATCCTGTATGTGTTATTGTTGGCATTATTATTATCGTTGGTTACCTATATAAGTATCTATAACGTAAGTGTTTCCAAAAGATCCTGATGGATATCCACTACCTCCATATAAAGGAACATTAATAAGTTGAAGTGCTGTACCCAAACCATTTAGAATGTAAGGACTACCTGCATCTGGAGTACCATTTACTCTATAGATAATTTCTGATACTTGGTAATCAAAAACTCTTGTTTGTTGAGTAACTGCTACATAGAAGAAGTTTCCTGTTGGAATAGTAAAGGTTGTTGTACCAGTTGTGAACAATGTTTGTCTTAATCCCAAGGCACCACCATTAGTTAATGGATAGTAAATTTGAGTATATCCTGAATTACCAGAATCTACAGTTAAGTTAACAGTAATTGTTACGTTAGGTCTAGCAGATATAGTAGGTGTTAATGTAGGTGTAGATGTTAATGTAGGAGTTGTGGTTGGTGTTGGTGTTTGTGTACTTGTTAAAGTAGGAGTAGGTGTTGTTGTTAACCCTGGAGTTACAGTTGGTGATGCTGTTAATGTTGGTGTTAAGAATGGAGTTAACGTTGCTGTTGGAGTAACTGTTGAAGTTGGAGTTGGTGAAGGAGAAATTGGTAAAAACTCAACATAATTGTTATTACAAGCAGGATTTGAGTTTACTACTATAATTTTTGTTGGTGTTGGGTCTGGGAGTATATAAGTAATGCCTGTTCTTAAAGCAGCCGCAGGTATATTTTGCTCAATAGGAGGTGTACTTAAGCTATTAGCATAAATAGTATAAGGTCCTGGTGCGGTACCGCTAGTTAATTGTACAGATATTGTTGCCATTTGTTAATTTACGTCAATGTTATATATAAATATTTAATTTTCACGTCTTTCTTGACCGGGATAATAGTATATTCGGTTATGGTTAATAGGGGACAATAGCAATATAGCAGCATTTATTAAATTATTTTGTTGCATTTGAAATACATTGCTCATCCACGTTTGTTCCATTGGATGAGCCCACTTAATATCTAAAAATACTTTTTGATTTCCTATTTTACTAAACCATAAAGGCCAATTACAGTAATGTACTTCACCTTCTATATATGATATATCATCAGATCTTTTAATGTGACTAAACTTAGTTCTAGGAGCATTTGGGTCTAAACCTTGTACAGGTAACCTTGATTTTTTAGGAAAATATTGTTCTCTAACATTTTGAGGAATGTTATACCAAGACCACTGTGTTGCATTATCACCATATACTTCTGTAAAATTTAATTTTAAATAATCATAATTTTCATCATGAATTATTTTTAAAGTTTTATCATATAAGTTAGGTACATAGTTTTTAAAACCATTATAACAGTGATTATCATTAGATGTATGTAATAACATATCATCCTCAAAGAAAATATAATAATCAGCATCACTTTCATCAAAATGTTCAGCACACCATTGTCTACCACCACAAATTCCTATATTATCTTTTTTAGTTTCTTCAAATTCATATTCATTACAAATTTGAGTATACTCATCATCTGTAGTTCTGTCTGTTGAATTATTTAAAAAATACTTATTAGTTTTAGTTAAGAAATTAGAATCACTATTTTTAAAAGATTCTAATAAATGTCTAAATTGTTTTGGGGAATTAAATCCAACCACATATAAATTAGTTTTTAATTTATTAAATGGTTTTTTAGCATCTTTAGGTCTTTCAAAATTTTTCAACATTTCAAAGAAAGGCCATACTAAACCATTTCCTTCAATTTCAAATGGTTGTATTAATTCTGGAAATTTGTATGTTAAAATTGTGAATAGACATTCATCAGCTCCCATGTATCTATTATTCAACGTGCTATCTAAAATAGAGTAATACAATGAATTTAATTGATGTATTTGGTCTTTACTACCTCCCCAAAACCCACCTCTAGATATTTTATTTACATACTCTACGCCACAGTATTGGGCCATTTTAATTCTTTCAAAACCATGTATTTCATCATTACTCTCATATGGGTATGTTATAAAAGTTAATTTTTGAATACTATCACTATATTCTTCTAACTTATCTAAAACCTTATCATGTGTGAAATATCCTCTACTTACAGTAGAAGTTAAACCACCATCAATCCAATAAAAATATTCTGAGTTAAATGGATTTGTTATAGCAGTATCATTCACCATAAACATTTTACACATCATCATTGGGTTATAATATTCCAAGGCTGCTTGAGGTGATTCTGATAGCCAACCTGCAAAGTTATACCAATCAGGATTAGTTCTTATTTCTTGTAATTGATTCCAAAACGGGAACCATACTTTAAAATCTTCTAATTCTCTAATGTATATTCGAGTTGGTTTATCACCTCTAATAGCAAGTACTTCTGCTTCTAAATCACGAGGTATCCAAATAGCCATTTGAGCATCTGTTTCTAATAACTCAAAAAATCTATCTTTGTATTGTTGAAAATCACGTTTAGCCCACCCATCAATACTACCTCTTCCTAAATCCCACAATCCTGTAACTATTGTAGTATTACTATTAGATGTTTCAATTTGAATTGATTTTACTTTTCTTTTAATTTTTAAAGCCATAGAAGCCCAACCATCTACCCAACCACAAGTAGCTATAGGTTCCATATCATATTTTGATTCATCAAAACATTCTGATAAAGATTTTATACTGTGTTCTTCCCAAGATGGTAAACCATATACATCATCTATAACAATAATAGCTTCATCTTCTAAATAGTTAAATATAGTATTTAAAGCATATCTTGAAGCTGAATATAGATCTAGATCAAGATGTATAAATTTAATTCTTTGATTTTTTTCTTTTAAAAAGTCTAATAAAGTATCTTCTACTTTACCTACAATAAAAGTATTTTTATCTGTATCTACGGGAATAGAAGTAGCAAATGCATTTTTATTATATAATACATTTCCACTAGATTCAGCCCAATCTTCAGGTAATCCTGAAAATGTATCAAACCCATATACTATAGTATTTTCTGTATTCTGGTTTATTAAACTTAAAGTATGTCCAGTAAATACTCCCAATTCCATAAAAAGGGAATTAGATGAAGCTGATATATCAATATGTTTAAATATATCTTCAAAGTATGTAGGTTGACTTAACCAATTTTTAGGACCATAATCAGGTACCTTAGATTGATTAATAAGATCTACTATGTCATTAACAGTCATTATAACTCAAATTTTAAATTTCTATTTTCATCAGCCACAATAATATATTGAATACCATCAAGTAAAAAATAAATTTCTAA